ACCTTTTCTTTTTAAATCATAAAACAATGTTCTTAATGTTTTAAAGATGTAGTAGTAGTTTATTTCTTTTTCATTGTACATTATATCTAAACCCTTTTCTAGTTTTAGTTGTATTTTAATATACATTTCTTGTACTAAATCTTCTGCTATTTCTTGTTTACACCCAAAGGATAAAACTATTTCTAACCATTCTCTATGCTTTGCAGCAACTAATATCATTGTTTTTTGTACCATATCTATTTTAAAGGGTCATATAAATCACCTACTATTATTGGTAAGCCTTTTTCATTTACTTGAAAGCTAAATGTTTCAAAAGAATAACCCCTACTTCTACCACACTTTACCGTTGTGTAATCTTTGTTTACGGTGTTTGCTTCTAAACTTATTACCGTTTCAGCTTTCTTTTCTAATGCAGAACCTANATGACCAGTCCCAAGTTTAGCACTACCAAAGTTTTGATGTATCACACAAATTATATGTACGTTTTGTTGTTGGCTTATTCTCATTAATGCACTTACTAANTCATTACTTTTTTCTATGTTGTTTACATCTGCACATAAATCTGCTACACCATCTATAATAACCAGAGATGGTTCTTTTATGTTTTCCTTTAGATAGTATTCAATAAACTCTAATCGTTCCTTAAAACCTATTGTACGCAATGCAAACGTATGGTATTTATCTTTAGGTATGTTGCTATCCATATCTAGCGGTCTTCTAAATACCTTGCTACAATGCCAAGCACCTTGTTCTGTATCTATGTGAATTAAATCACCATTACCTCTATGACCTTTTATTTGTCCACCATAAATATTTGTTCCACTTAAATATGCACTAGCTAGTAATGATACAAAAAATGTTTTTCTTGTTTTTGGTGGTGCAGTAATTACTGATAAATTACCAAAAGTTCCTAATGCTATTGGTATAATACTATCACCTTTATCTGATTGTAAAACCTTTTCACCATAGCTTAAACATACTGGTGGGTATTCTAATTTTTCGTTAATATCAATTTTGCAAGTATCTGCAATAAATTCCATTAACATATTCTGTTCTGTTTGTTTTTCTGTCATTCGTTAAATGTATAAAAAAAAGGTGCAAGTTAAAAACCTACACCCCTTTTTGGCTAATTAAAATGGTAAATCATCACTTGCTGGTTCTTTTACCGCTTGTGGTTGGTCTTCACGTTCAGCTACTGTAACACCCTCTGGTGACATCCAAACAACCTTACCATTACCTAAATACGTTTTAGCAACCTTTGCTTCACGTTCTTCTTTGGTTTGGCTATCCATAAAAGCTACGTTGTTACCATATCTGGTTTCATCTTGTACCGCTATGGTAAAATTGTAGTACACCGCACCATCCTTACCTTTTACAAATTTTTCTTTAGGTAGTCTATCTACCCTAATACTTCCATTGATAATTGCACTCATAATATATAAATTAAATTTTGGTATAGTCATAACACCCTATACCTAGTGTTTTATAATTCAATTCTTTTAAAATTTTCTAATTTAAAAACTGTTCTTGGTTTTTTACCTTTTGTATTAAAATGTTCACCATCAAGAAGAATAACTAAAGATTGTAAGTATAAGCATTTTTCTTTTATATCATACACTATTAAAAAGGGTTCTATTCCTGTATCTTTAAAAAACTCCATTCTTCTTTCTATTTGCCAAGCTGGTAAACCGTGACCATCATAAGGCGGTGCAACATAAACTTCTTGTGTTTTAATTTCACCCAAACACCATTTGTTTTTATACTTAAACATTATATCAACTTGCATAAAAGGTATTCGTTTACCTTTAAACCAATCTCTTATTTTACCCTCACCATCAAACCCAACTTCTATAATATCTAAATTTTCTTTAAACCAACTCATATTCTATTCTTTATTAAATTGTAATATTCTTCTTCTATCTCTACACCCGTTGCAAGTCTATTAAGATTTTTACAAGCTAATAAAGTTGAACCACCACCAGCAAAAGGTTCTAATATTTTATCATTCTCATTAGAAGATTTTTTAATTAAATACTCCAGTATGTCTAATGGTTTTTCTGTAGGGTGTATATTTTTAGCTGGGTCAATCCTACTATAAGAAAGTAAATCTCTATCCCTTGTACCGTTTAAATCTTTCCAAACCTTGTTGTAACCAAAATAAATTATATCATATGAGTTACCATAAGATTTTAAATCACCCATACCTATAACTTTTCTATCCCATATCAAAACATTTTTTAAATTTAAGTATTTTTCAATTATTGGTCTTATATCTCCTATAAAATTTATATTACCAAATAAATAAAAATGTGCATCATCCTTTAATAATGGTACACTTTCTTTTAAAACATCTTCAAATAATGTTACGGTATCTACTATTTTATCATTTTGTATCTTTTCTTTATTGTTCCATCCACTCTTAAAATCCATTCCATAAGGTGGGTCACTTAACAATAAATCAAATGATTTTTTCTCTAAAGTTGGTAATACTTTTACACTATCTCCAAGTATTATTTTTTGATTTAGGTTTTCGGGTTTTATTTCTTTTTCAAATAATTGTTTTTTTGCTTCAAAATTTGCTTTCTTTTCTTCTTTTTTAATTTCTTTATAAGCAGCATTAATGCTTACTTCACCAGTTCTTAATTTTGCTTTTACTTCTTCTGGTGCTTTTTCTTGTATCTTTTTTACTTTAGCTAATGTTCTTTCACCAACTTGTGCAACATCAGAAAGTTCTTTGCGTGTATTAGGTTTAGGCAATGTTGCCAACACCTCACCCGTATTTCTAAAATGTGAAACTTTTTCTGATTTACTTTCTTTTGCTTTCTTACTAAAAACATCTTCAAGTTCTAATGCTAATACACTTCTTTGGTAGTTACTTAAATTTCTTCTACCAAATTGGTTTAGTATCATCCATTCTTTAACCGCTTCTTCATTATCAAAATGTTTGCTTTCGGTTTCATAATCTAAATCCCACCTGGTGGCTATTTCAAAACGATTATGTCCATCTATAATAAAACCATTCCAAGTAAGTATTTTTTCTCTTATACCCTCACTCATACAATTATTTTCTAATTGCTTAAATTCTTCTTTTGTTAGTGGTGGTATTAAATCTTTAAATTCTTGTTTTATCTGCATATCTATTTTCTTTTAAAATCATCGCTTTCATCTTCACCAAATACACCAAGTTCGTAGAAACCAGTTAGCTTTAGTACACTTCTTGACAATGCACGTTTTTCTGCCATCTCCATTACATACCAACTATTGCAATTCCCATCTTTATAATTAGCACCTTTTAATGCACTACCAAAGGTTTCTATTTGTACACCCTCTTTTTTTGCATAGGCTTTTACCACCGCAAAGCTAGGTTCACATTTTACAACCTCATAATTGATTGCTATGTTTTCTTTTGCTGCTATCTTTTCTATTCCTTGTCTGGTGATAATAACATAGTGTTGGTGTTTATACACATCTGTTTTTTCTAGTTCATACTTCTTGTACAAATCTAATAATTTTTCTCTATCCATTTTGTTTAAATATTTGTGTTACTTCTATTTTTGCTTGTAGTTCTTCTATCTTGTTTGATAGTGCTTCAACTCTAAATTTATATTGCTCAATTATACTTTGGGCAGTTTCTTGTGAATAGTTTGTACCCATTATTGTATATTTATTAAGGTTGATTTTGCATTATCTAATTTTCTTTAATTGCAATCTGCTCAAATACATCTTCTTTTAAAATTGCATTGTACAATTCTTTTTCAAGGTGTTTAATTTCATCTTTTAAATCGTGTTTTTGTGTTCTCATTCTGTTAAGTTTAAATTAATAATAAAACAAATATAAACAAAATAGTTTATAAAAAAACATAAAGCAAAAAAAAAGGCTTAACATAAAGCTAAACCCCTTTTCCTTAACAAAACAGAATAATCAAAAGTAATGAATTAAAAACTATCCACCAAGTCTTTATAGTGTTTTATCATATCTAGTAGTTCATCATTAGAATACTTTACAGTTTCTTTTGATTTTATATATAATTCTTCAGCAGTACCATCACCATACTTTTTATCCAGGTACTTACCAAAAATATATTGTTCACCAGCTTTAAACATATTGCATCCAACGCATTGAACCGCAACATTCATTTCTAACCATCTTGTAGCATAGTGTTTTCTACTCTGAAAGTGACCACATTGCATACCTACTTTATAATGTGAAACCTTACCACAAGTAAAACAAGATACATCACCTTTATGGTCTGCATCTTTTAACCTTATGTACTGGCTAAATATAGCATCTAGTTTTTTAACAATTTTACTTCTTGAAAGTTTAGATGGCATTATCTATGGTTTCAATGATGTGTCTTAATTGGCTTTTCTCAAATTCACCTAGTGATTTATCATCTATAATTAATAAGTAATAATCTTTTCTTACTGCAATACATTTTGTGTTTTCCATCTTTTATTTGTTTAAGTTAGATTTTTTGAATAACTTTACACTTTTTTATTACTTCAAATATATAAAATAAATAATTAGAAATATATATATAAATATAAATCTAAAAATATATATTAAAAAAAATAATAATATACTTAAAAATAAAAGAATAATGATTTTGGTATAGTATTCTATTTCTGCGAAATGTATTTGTATTTTTCAATACCTCTAGAACCAAAATAAGCAACATACGTTGTGATTAAAAGTGATTTAAGTAAATCAATCCATTCAACACCTACTCCAAATTCTATATTTAAGCTATCCATAAGAATTAATAGCCAGGTAGATATAGTAAGAAATATTAGCATCATCGGTCTTACATTCTTTGATAGCCAACTATCACTTGACATATCTGAAGACCAACGTTTAGAAACCTCTTGCATTTCTACAATATCCATTTCAAGCAGTTTTAATGCTTCTTCTTTGTCTTTAGGTGTAAGCACATCATCTTTGCTTATAAGACCACTAATTAGCTTTAAAACACCAGCATCGGGTACAATATCACTTACACCACTTAATATCTT